GATCACTCTACAGGGCCAAGATCTAATCAAGTTTTCCATCAAGGCAGTAAACCACTATTTTCTAGAAAAGTGGCATCTTGACACTGACCTCCATAAATTATTAGGAATCGATGGGTACACTATTAATAAGATCGAGGATGAGGCTGCAATTTACACCGACACTGACTCAATCTATGTTCAGTTTGATTCGGCTATTGACTCAATCATCGGTGCTGATTTTTCAAAAGACGAAGCTCTAAATATCTGTATCAGCATAGACCGACATAGACTTTCCAATTATTTTGATATGTGCTTTGAGAAATATGGAAAAGTATTTAATACTAAAAACCGACTTAAGTTTAAATTAGAAAACCTTTCCGAGACTGGTATCTGGCTTAAAAAGAAAAACTACGCTATTCGAGTAGCATACGAACCTAATCCAAACTATGAATTAGAACCGCAAGAAAAGCGATACTTAATAATTAAAGGTCTTGAACCAGTTAAGGGTTCTTATCCGATTTGGGCTCGAGACAAACTGACTGAGCTTACCTCCTTTATTATGGATCGAGGTAAGCGACTTGATATTGAAAAAGATATTATTCCTCGACTTACTGCTCTTAAAAGTGAAGCAATTAGTCTTCATCCAGATGAATTAGCATTTAATTTCAATATTAGAGTCTATAATAAGTATATTACGAGTGAAGAGAGGCTTGAACTTAAGAAAGGAATTTCGATCTTTCCTAGAGCGGCCGCCATCTATAATCATATCCTAATTAAGACAGGACTAGTTGAGAAATATCCTAAGATTAGAGAAAAGGACAAGATCAAGTTTTATTACTGTAATCCTGAAACAAATGAAGGCGGTCATGATGTATTTGCATACTCACCTGGAACCTATCCTGACGAGATCGCTCTATTAATGGATATTGATTCACAATTCTTTTCCCTAATAATTGAACCAATAAATAGATTACTTACTGCAATGAAAATGAGCTCACTTGACTCAAATTTAAAAAGAGCAGTTGAGCTTGTTACAGTTAAGAGTAAAAAAGTATTGACTGATGCCGATATTTTCCCTCTATACATAGTAGATCAAGAGACACTAGAATACGTTGAAGTTCCAGAAAAATTCTGGAAGGTAATCGGCAATGCTGATGCTGAAGTTGCAGAGGAAGATTTTCAAGAATACTTGGGAGTCATTACCCGATACGGTCTAAATACCACAATAGTTCCAAAGCCTGAACTCGATAAGTATTTGAAAAGAATGATGAAGAAGAAGGAAAAAGCGAACCCTGTTCTTGAATTAGAAGAGGAGGAAAATGCTTGATCTATTGACAGGTTATAACATACATAGCTTTATAAAGGACCTCTTAAAGAAGAGATTTCCAGAAGATCGATTCAAACAAGAGGTATATGAATCTGGCGATAAAATTAATTTTGCTTGCCCATATTGCGGTGACTCTAAAACAGATTCCAGAAAAAAGAGAGGTAACATATATCCAGATCGAGGATTCTATAAATGTTATAATGATGGATGTGGAGTAAAATCTGACATACCTGCGTTTATTTCTAGGTTTGCACTTAAGTATTCACTAGGCTTACCTGATGTCAAGACCCAAGTCAAATGGACTCCTCAGACTTCCAAAAAGAAGAGAGGATCGTTAATTGAACTTCTCATTAATAAGAATGCAAGTGAACATCTCTTAAAAATAGAAGAGGTAGCTCGTCGATTTTCATTGACTCCATGTATTGAGATCGATCCAGATACTGAACTTGGGCTATTCATAAAGAATCGAGCCCTTGATACTCTTCCTGCATTTCAAAGGTGTAGTTACTTTGATTCACGAGAAGATAAGGTTTACCTTTTTAACCTAGATCATCGTACCAATAAGATCCTAGGCTTTGCCATACGTCGAATCGGAGAAGGAATCATTGGGCCAAAATACCTAATTAAAAACTATTCTGAACTAAAAAAGAATGGTCTCGTTCGAAATGTTGAAGATGATATTATAACTGATATCGATTCAATCAATAACTATTTTAATGTACTAAATGTTGATTTTTTAAAGCCCATCCTGGTAACTGAAGGTCAAATAGATGCGATGTTCCTAAATAATTCTATTGCAACTACCGGTATTTCTAAAAGCAAACTCTTGTTAGAAAACCTATTAAGTAAATCAAATACCCTAATCCTATTCGATAGTGACCTTGCAGGTAAGACTCAATCTATTGATCTAATCAAAAAAGGTTATCGTGTGTTCTTATGGAATAAAGTAATGGCCGATCTTCGAAAAGAGTATAATGCTGACTATCGAAGCGTCCGATTAATTAAAGACGTTAATGACCTATTTCTATTCATGATAAAACACGATAAATCTCTTACCTTTGATCAGTTTAATGAGTTTGTTCTACGATACTTTTCTGAATCTCCACTAGATTTGCTCTATGTGTAAATAAATAATAAAAAATCGTACTTTATGAAAAGAGTGATGTCTTTTAGACAATATAAATTAAATGAGATGGAGGAAATGGAATCTCCATTTGAATTGGACGAATCACTACTTGACGAATTAGTCGAAATAGTTGGTTCTGAAGAGGATGTCGAAGAGGCTGCAGAAGAAGCGTATGATGATCTTGTAGATGCTGCAGAAAAAGGAGAACTTGAAATGTCTGACGAAGATATGCCAGAGAAACTTGTAATCGCTGCACTCCTAGTTAAACTAGTTCAAAAAGGAAAACTTGGTCCAGATGATGCAGACGGACTAATTGAAAAATATTTAGGCTAACCCTATTTCCAAGATCATCTTGGTTTTTTAGACCTCACTTCCTGAAATGGGAGTGAGGTCTTTTTTTGAAATAAATAATTAATATGGCAAAAGAGCGAGACATACACGATTTCCTAAAACCACAAAGAGGTAAGGTCAAGCAAGGGTATTTTACTCCAATGCATCCTGAAAAATATTCTGGTGATATTTCAAAAATCATCTATAGATCTAGCTGGGAACTTAAGTTTTTAACCTATTGTGATAATACTGATGCCGTAATCGAATATGCATCTGAGCCGATGCCAATTAAATATTGGAATCCAATCCTAAAAAAGGAGTCTACCTATTGGGTTGACTGTTATATGGCTACCAAGTCACCAGAAGGTGAGATAACTAAGTGGCTGATTGAAGTAAAACCTCAAAAGTACCTCACTCCACCTGAACCACCTAATCGACTTACTGAAAAGGCAACGCTTAGCTATGCTCATCATGCTAAGGCATATATCATCAATGATGCAAAGTTTAGGGCAGCTAAGGTGTATGCAAAAAAGAATAATATGCGATTTGGCATAATAACAGAAAACTTTCTGTTTAATAAAGTGTAAGATATTAGGTGATCGATTTTAATAACATATCTAAAAACAATGGTACCCTTCCTCTAGGTGTAGTTGCTGAAAAGGTCGGTATTATTCAAAATAGAAGTCAAGTTATACCAGGAAGATTTTATGCACTTAAGACTAGAGTCGATGTTCCTTCAGTGACTGAGGAGAATGTTCGTGAGCTTTCCGGTAAAAACTATTTAGATCTAAATCCAGTCGGCCTTCTTCTTTTCCATGATAATTGGAAAGAGACTGCTCTTATCTTAAATCTAAAAGTCATGCCTCCTCGAGCAAGTGCAAAGATACTTGAGGCATATTGGAGGTTTTCTCAACTTAATGGATTAAACACTCTTTTTGATAAAGAGGGTCAGCTTCGTTCCATTGAAGAACGGCGATTGATCGATCAACGTTTCTACCTAATCACTCCAACTGCATTTAGCACGATACTTGGAGTAAAGAACCTAAATTACGCAATAAATAAATATAACATGGACCAAGTGCTAGAAGCTAGGTTAATTGACTGGGACAACTTTGGTATGCTCGTCAACCCTACGCTTACCGTAGATGGTCTATATCCAGATCCAATAAATCTGGCAAAGGTCTACGAAGACTTTTTAACAAATACTTTAGTATAATATGAGTGGATTTTTAGACACATCCGGACGAAGAGCAAGTAGCGCTCTATCTAACTTAAGTAAATTTGGTACTCGACACGAGGACCTTCTACTTAAAAATTCACAAGCAATTGGTTTTATTGAAGGCCAGCTACAGTCTCGTACTTCTAGATTAAATGCAAATGACGAACTTCTTAAGTTCTCAATGGCGATATCTGATACTACATCACAGTTAAGAACAAAAGCGATTGCATTTTTTCAGTTAGACTATGTTGTAAAGAGGGAAAGATTAAGGGATGTTGCCTCAAATGGGGAAATTGAATTTATTCTTGAGACCATCGTTGATGACATGATCGTATATGATGAAGAGCAACGATTTATCTATCCTAAGGATCTTACAGGTAAGATGCTTTATCATGGTGACACAAAAGAAGAGCGTCTAAACTTTCAAGAAAAGGTTCTTAGAAAGTACAATGATAATTTTGAAAGAATCTACACTGCTTGGGGATTCGCTGAGGGTATTTCTGCATGGCAGTATGCTTTCCAATTCTTAGTAGAAGGTCACCTCTCTTTCGAGATCATCTACGATAACCTGGAAAAACCTAAAGAGATAATTGGATTTAAGGAACTTGATCCCGCCAGCATAGCACCGCAATTACAGAAAGACGGTAAGGGTAAGATATACCTACAATGGTTACAGTATGATCAGCAAACGGGTTCAACTAGAGTTCTTAATGATTCACAAGTGATCTATATTTCCTATGCCAATCATTTTAGAACAAAACGAGTAAGTTTCGTTGAGCGTCTAATTAGATCCTTTAACCTACTTAGAATAATCGAACATAGTAAAGTTATTTGGCACGTTATGAATGCTCCAATTCGATTAACAACAACAGTACCGATCGGAAGTAAAAGTTTTCAAAAGGGTCAAGAGGATGTTCGTGAATTCCTAAACATGTTTAAGGAGGACATTAACTTTAACGGGGACACTGGAGAGTTAAACGTTGAAGGCAAGCCAAATATCCTATTCTATAAGAATTATATCCTACCTGTAAATGATCAAAATCAACAGGTAAAAATAGAGCCTCTACAAACACCTGGTCCAAACTTATCTGGTTCAGAGTTATTAAACTATTTCTATAAGAAATTAAAGATGGACTCAAAGATCCCTTATTCAAGATGGGAGGGTCAGTCTGGAATGGGTGCATTTACTCTTAATTCTGAGGGTATTACTCGTGAAGAGATTCGTTATCAAAAGTTCGTTAATCGATTACGTTCAGCTTTTCAAGAGCTAATGATAAAACCTTGGTATTTACAAATGTGTCTAGATTTTCCTGATATTGCAGATGACTATAAATTCAATAATGCAATCGGGCTTAAGTTTAATAATGACAACGTATTTGAAGAGATGAAGAAAAATGAGATTGAAGCTAAACGAATAGCTGCATTCCAAGCTAAGAAAGGAGTAATGAAAGACGACGGTACTCCATACTTCTCTACTGAATACTTGATTAGAGAAGAACTTAAGATGAATGATTCAGAAATCAAGTCTAATCAGTCATGGTTTGACCAGCAAGCTGACGCCGAAGAAGCGGCAGCTGCAGCCGCTCCGCCACCACCTGGAGGAGGAGCACCGCCAGCCGGAGGAGGAGCCGCACCAGCTCCAGCAGGAGCAGCGGCAGCTGAAGGCGGAGGAGAAGTAAAAGACGGAGGCGAGACTTCTGGAGAAGGACAGCTTTAATCTAACTATTTAATTAAGTATAATAGTTAAAAATTATACTTATGAAAGAAAAATTAAATGGTCTAATTGATAGGCTGACTATCCTTCCTGCTGAAATCTCAGATTTTCAAGTTAAGGCTTTAGAATTAAATAGTGCAATCCAACTTATCTCAGAACAAATAGTTCAGAGAGAGTCTGAAATTAAATCTGAAATCAATTCAGCATTGGATGAAAATGGTAAAAAGATCTATTCTAATGATGAAGCTAGGAAAATTGCCTTCTTGACTGATTCTAAGGATGACTTAACGCTATCTGCTCTATATACTGAGAAATCTGAACACTCTCACAAATTAGATCTTATCAGAATCTCAATTGAGCAGCACTCAAACGAACAGAGAAATATACGATCTATTTTATCAGTGATTAATTTATTGGAAGATTAGTCGTAGAACAGAGCAAAGGAGTTCTTTGTTTCAGGTATGTCTATAAGAAGTACGAAAATATCACGATTTGCCCTATCGTCTGGATATAGTGAAGGAGATACAGTAATTTGTCTTTTTCGTGCTTCAGTGACATATTTATTAATTTGACTAGTTGCCTCCTTTCCTAGTCTACTTGGATCAATTGAGTATTCAAATAGGTAACTGTCTAATTCTATTCCAAAGTCAGGTTCACCTAAGACTTCTCCCTTTCGGGTAAACAGGGTCATCTTAACCTGCTGAATAGCTGAT